CAGAATTAGTAATTAATTTTATATATTGTCAATTTTTATATTATATAAGTAATACTTTTATACTATTTTTAACTAATATCTGATTGCTTTACTCATTGAGCGTATCAATGAGACGATATATATTACATTTTCCAATACATTAATATGAGAACAAACAAAAAGAACCATAAGTTCCTGTTCTTAAACAAAAACAGGAAAGTTATCTGTTCTTTCTAAAAACAGAAAAACCCCTTGTGGTTTGCAGTTATCCCTTAAAACTGCACCCAGAGATAGGATTTGGTCGATCCTATCCAGAGTCATTTTAACGCAACTCTTTCTATGAATTGTATGTGTGTACTGAATTATTTCACCATAACCATCTACCATATATTTTAATTCTAAAATAGAAGAAAGCGCTTTAGAATTGAATCCTGCCTGAAAAATTGGCAGAAGGGGTTGCCATGCCCAATCTAGTGTCAAATTAATGACTATACTTAACAACAAATGGAATCAAGTTCAATTCTAATATGGGTCCTGCTAGAAACACCATTACGAGTGTTAATCATTATTATGTATATGCGTACATATAATAGATTTAATTCGCGGCCTTTGCACTTCGTATAATTTTGTCTAACCTATTAAAATAACTCACAGACCAAAAAACGTATACCCAATATGACAGAAACTTACAACGCGCTGAGTTTAAACATATTATTTAGAAACGTTATTGTAGCCGCGATAATACGTTTCAGGCACCGATTTCTTACGTATTTCGAGAATGACAAATATCAATTTTTTAAGAAATGTCACCATTATATTATAAATGATCGTAAAGCTAAAGGATTTTCAATATATGAAAATTTGCTTTATGTCCAAAGAGAATATGGTATTTTAGCTAGTGACTATTACTTCGAAAGATATGATATAGATGTATTTGTTGCTTGTGATTATTATTTTCAAGACAACAACCACCCGGATTTCTATGAAGAGTTCCTTAGGGACCATGAAATTCCGGAGAGATTTTGGGAAGATATGAAGAGAATGTATCAAAAAGCTTACAGTGAGCATCAAACTGCAGACACAGAACTTGTTGCCACAGCTGGCTTACGATACACTCCAAATAAAAAACTTCCACATTCAATTATGGAATTCGTTCAGAAGGAAGTATTTGAGAGTGTCAACTTTACACGTATAGGAGACACCCCAGTAGACGTATTTGCTATGTTTATATGTAATTTTATAGAAATGCC